GAAACCACTGGGTTAGATTCTCAGAACTATGGTTACAAGTTCGGACAAGAAGAAGAGACATACAACATCGTTGCTGCTCACGGTTATTTCGGAAGACTTATTTTCCAGTATGCTTCTTTCAATAACAGCAGAAGTCTTCACTTCTTCCTCGCCTCTTGGCCTGTTATCTGTGTATGGTTAACCTCTATGGGTATCTGTACAATGGCGTTCAACCTTAACGGTTTCAACTTCAACCAGTCTGTCGTAGACAGTTCAGGTAAGGTTGTTCCTACTTGGGGTGACGTTCTTAACAGAGCAAACCTTGGTATGGAAGTAATGCACGAAAGAAATGCACACAACTTCCCACTTGACTTAGCATCTGCTGAGACATCTGAGGTTGCACTTGTTGCACCTTCTGTAGGATAAGTTGAAAAAACTTGTATTCTATGATACAATGGGAGGGTCAACCCCTCCCATTTTTTTATGCGTTTAGGTGTGATGTGTTCTGGTAACGGAACTAACTTTCAAAATATAGTTACCAACCCCACTTGTAAGGAACACGAAGTGGTATTAATGATTCACAATAAAGATTGTGGTGCTGCTAATATAGCAGATAAGTATGGTATTCCTCATTGTTTAATTAAACATAAGAATGAGGAACAGATGGCACAATTATTTGAAGCTTGGAGAGTAGATTTAATAATCCTTGCTGGATATATGAGGGTACTACAGAAACCTGATAGGTTTCCTTGTCCTATTATAAATGTACACCCTTCATTGTTACCAAAGTACAAGGGATTGCACGCAGTAGAACAAGCATTAGAATCAGGTGACACCAAGACAGGATGCACAGTTCATTATGTTAATGAAGAGTTAGATGGTGGAGAGATATTATATCAAAGTGAGGTACCAATATTACGAGATGATAATGTAAAGACTTTAACTCGTAGAATACAGTTAAAAGAATATGAAATTCTACCCTACGCTATAGGTATTGCTATTAAATAACACTAATACTACATATCAGTTTATGTTATCAACACAATATCGTTTGAGGCTAACAGCAATATGTAAGGACATAGGTGCTGGAGTTGAGGTTAGTCTAGAAGATATGATCTGGGCAGAGAAATTAGCAAAGGCAAACACTGCTGCTAGAGGTATGTTAAACACTGCAAGAAGAATTAGCACAGATCCGACAGATTCTTTTCTGAATAGCTTGAACTTAGGAGACCCCGATTCAAGCAATCATCGTAGGGGTTTCGGAGATCCACAAGATGTGGTAGACTGGTTCCATAATGAAAGGTCTGATGACTGGAGACAACGTGATTGAGAAAGAGGAGGTTGACTAGAGTATACATATGGAGTATAATATGGTACAACTATTTCATAAAGATGGATCCTGATGACAACCCCTTTTGGGGAGAACCAACCCCAACTGATTTATGGGATGATATGAAGAAGATAGATGACCTTTATGGGCAACTTGGTTGGGATCATACTGATTACTTAGAGTTTGCTATTGAAGGTAATCATATAACTATTCGTAATAGATCTAGAGAGGGAAGATGAATATTTTATATACTATGGATGGATGTAAGTACTGTGTGCTTGCAAAAGAATTGTTGGAGAGGATGGATCTAGATTATGATGAGGTTAAGTTGGGTAGAGATATCTCGAAGGAAGAAGTAAAAAAGAAACTTGACAAGGAGGTTGTCACATTCCCCCAAGTAGTGTATAATGGTGAAAATTTAGGAGGACTAGTAGAGGCAGCACGGTATTTTAAATCCAAAGGTATGGTCTAAATAAAAGTGAATTGAGGATTATAATTATGCCTGAGATGATTTATTTCAGTGCTGTTACCAGTCTAATTTTCTTTATTCTAGGAGGTATTATCGGATGGATGGGCAACGATATCGTGTATGCGACACAACAACCAGAACAACTTGACTATACACATCCAGAGATGTATGATGTCAATGGCACACCTTATTCTGGAGAACTTCTACACGTTCGCTTTGAAGAACAAGAGGTAGAAGATGAGGACTAAATACTTAAAAAATCATTATGGCTGAACTATTAATTTCTGAAGTGTTACAAAAGGTTAGCAATGCTAAGACTAAAGCAGCAAAGATTAATCTTTTACGGGAGCATAGTAGTAATGCTCTCAGGAAAGTTTTGATTATGAACTTCGATCCTAGTATCGAGACTGCTTTACCTGAAGGTGCTGTACCTTACAAACCAAATGAAGCACCTCCAGGAACAGAACATACTCAACTCAGTACAGAGCATAGAATTCTTCACTACTTTGTAAAGGGTGGTGCTGATTCTCTGTCTAGTTTAAAGAGAGAGACAATGTTTGTGGGTCTGTTGGAAGGGCTACACGAATCTGAAGCAGAAGTAGTTTGTCTAGTTAAAGATAAGAATCTTAAAAAGAAGTATAGGATTACGGAGAACGTAGTTAAAGAAGCATTCCCTCAGATTGAATGGGGCAATAGAACTGCACCACCTAAACCACAAGGTAAGCAGTGGTCAACACCAGGTCAAAGAATGACTCAAGGAGTACCACTTCCATCGATGGCAGTTAATCCTGCTGATACACGGCAAGGAATGTAAATTGTATCAAGTGTTACAGAACTACTTGACTATATAATGAGGGTATGCTAACATACCTTTACGTTCAACCCAAAAGGGTCGCAAGTAAGCCGACACGGAACGGATTTCGTTCATCCTCTCACGAGGACGCAAATGCCGACTGAAGGAACGGGTCTAAACCACCCCTACTTTGGAGAAAGCCAATGGCAAAAGTCACTTACCGTGGAGTCGAGTATGACTCTGAAGAGTACAACGCAAAGGTGCTTAATGAAGCATCAAAGCGTAACAGACACGATCTAATGTATCGTGGACTCAAGGTTAACAGCAAGGCATCACCTTGCAGCTAAATTTAAAGAGGGTGCTTGACACCCTCTTTTTTTATGCTATAATACCTTTGTTGAATCGACGGGTTCGACACGGGAGTGACTGAATGAACTTGCTGGCAATGGGCTAGTTAAGGTGATGAGACACAGGTGGTGCTGCTTCTTCGGAAGAATCGACTTACCAGTCGGGTCTCAGACAGTAAGGTAAAAATCTACTTATGTAGCAATGCCCCTTACTTGTTGGTATACATTAATCCAACCTCCCACCCTCTTTTAGGGATAGTAGTTCAGTGGTTTAGAACGCTGCCCTGTCACGGCAGAGGTCGTGGGTTCAAATCCCATCTGTCCCGTTCCCTCTTTACGAGGGTCTTTTTGTGTGGTACTATATACTTACAGAGGTCGGTATCTATGCTTACAGATGAAGAACTTAAGTTAAGAGAGACAGTTTTACTCATACTACTGAAGGAATTTGGTTCAGAAGTAGAACAAAGATATATCTACCAGTGTGCTGATGAATGGATTTCTAAAGGCCATAAGATCACTGCTGGTATTGTTGCTTACTTTAAAGCATACTATTTACCTCGTTATGGAGACAAGAGATGTTAACTATGCGATTGAAAGCACAATTAAAATTGATTAATAAAGCATTAAAGAAGTTAGACGACCAACCTTTTTTGTATAGTGATGAAGAGATTGCTTATATGAAAAAGCAAAGACTTGAAATAAAAACTTCTCTCTATGAGAAGAAACAAGAACGACGCAGAAAGAAAGGATTTTCTAAATGAATGTGAAACCAGATCTGGTTGAATCTATTTTTCCTATTCCCTTAGCTTATTATAAGTATCCTGATGACAAGCACGAGGAATTAAAAGTTGCTGTACGTAAAGCAATTAGACTTGTTCAACCAGGACAAAATGAAAGTAGTCCTGACTTAGTACATTTTTATCAGCATACAAGAGAGCATCTTTTGTATGACAATGATGATCCTATCTTCCAGCATTTTCACGATTGGTTGGAAGATTGTTATAGAAATATGACAGAGGATGTGATGGGTTATAAAATGACCCTTGATAATATGTCTAAGACAAACTGTTATATAACTGATTGTTGGGTTAATGTAACTAAGGCAGGTGGTGGTCAGTCAATGCACTATCACGTTAATTCATTTATTTCTGGTACATATTATCTTCAGATGCCAGAAGGTTCTGGTAGCATACATTTTTCCAATCCATCACAGTCACCTAATCAACCTTGTCTTGGATTTTCAAAGAGAGAAATAACTGCTTTCAATCCAATGGAAGTGAGTGGTAAGTGTGAAGAACAGATGCTTATTCTATGGCCAAGTCATCTTATACATCAAACTGGTGTGACACGAGGAGATGAGAATAGAGTTTCTATCTCTATGAATTTTTTACCAAAAGAATTTGTAGGAGGTGCCTATAACTTTAAAATTATTAAGAGTGACAGTGAAGATACTGAAAACTATCGTACATCAACACAGTTATTAGATGAGAATTGATCCCAATAGGTTAGGAGTAATGCCTACATTCTCTACACCTATAGCACAGTATGCATTACCTGAAGATAAGCATCAAGAATTAAAAGATGCGGTACGTGAATCTTTAAGGAACTGTGGTGGTAAGAGTGCTTGGCATCCCAATTTATATCATTACTATCAGAAAAATGGTGAGCATCTTTTAGAAGATAATGATGCACCGATTTATGATTACTTTTCTACGTGGTTAAAGGAATGCTACTCTGATTTTTGTTTAGATGTACAAGGATGGCAGAGTACACAAAATGCATACATTACAGATTGTTGGGTTAACATAACTAAGCCAGGTGGTGAACAAGTTATTCATACACACGCTAATGCATTTGTATCTGGTACTTATTATCTCAATATGGAAGGTGACTGTGGTGACATAGTGTTTATGAATCCTGCTGCTTCACCTAGCAGACCTTACATAGGTTTTCAACAATCAAAGAGAACACAATTTAGTAATATGTCACAAAATGGTTGTGCTAAAGAAGGAATTCTGTTATTATGGCCAGGACATATCTCCCATTACACAGAACGTACTGAAGGAGAGAATTCTACTAGAGTTTCTATCTCTATGAATTTTATGCCAGAAGTATTTACTGCTGGTGGTTACAACTATAAAGTAATACGAGAATGAATGTAAAACTTGTTACTGTTACCCCTGATGCTGAAAAGACTATGGGGTATGTTGCTAGGGTAAGTAATCCTAATAATCAAGACAACCCTAAGGTCGCAGGACTCTTGGGGTATTGTATTAAGCACGGTCACTGGTCTGTATTTGAACAGGCACATATGACAGTGGAAATAGAAACTACACGTGGTCTTGCTGCTCAGATACTAAGACACAGATCATTTACATATCAAGAGTTCTCTCAAAGATATGCTGACAGTAGTTTACTAGGAGATATTATTCCTTTACCAGAACTACGTCGCCAAGATACAAAGAACAGACAGAATAGTATTGATGATGTAGATCCTTTTGTTAATCAGGATTTTCAATTGAAAATGCAAAGACATTTCGTTGATGGAATGAAACTCTACAAAGAAATGCTTGAAGCAGGTATTGC